GGGGTTTTGATTTAGGGCTTTCTAGTCGAGCTAGAAAATTTATAGAGGGTGAGGTAGGCAGAGCCCTGGTGCATTCTGTGAAAAATGAACCATCTCCTACCATTGTATCTGCTGACAGCGTCGAAGCTGTTGGTTGTACCACCACCGGGGGGTTTTGATTTAAAACCCGATCCCACACCTGCTGTCCCCAACCATCAAAGGTCAGTCATACAGTTGTGGCAAGGCCCTACACTTCCAACATTTTAACTAAGTGACAAGCTTAGTTCTCCGACACCCACGACCAACAGGTATACCAAGTCTTTTTATTAAGAAGGCACAATATTAAATCCCATTAATTTTGTAAGAGTGGTGAATTCCGGATACCCTATGGTCCGTGCACCAGCTGATGTAGGTAACTCAATAGATACAGCTATCATTCCTTGAGTAGATCGATCAGTCACATCGACAGAGTTGTCATTGGTAGTATTAATATCAAATGACTTTCTTCGTCTAGTGAGTGGTACGTGATACTCAAAACTTTCCCATAGATTCCACACTTTGGTATTGCGTGTGCCTTTCTGATAGGCAACCTGATTAGCGGCAGTTGCAGCTGCCACAGCCAGGAGTTGTTCGGGATTGTCATAGTAACTAACATATATCCTACCGCCTGCGTCTGCTCCCGCCGGGCCTATGTTAGACAACCAATGCATTTTTGCCTTCTCATAAACATATTCAGAGTAGGTATTTGCTATGGCGCTACCATACTGGCCCATCATGGAGCCAACAGTGGTGTTGATAGGATATGTAGTTGTCACAAGTGCTACTGTATCGGCAACAGTAACAGCTGGGAATGTTCGCTTGATATTGAGGTACTGACCATCAAAAGATGTTTTGGGCCGTAGTGGTTTAGGAACACCACGATACAAAGGATTTTTGTGGGCTTTTTGTGCGTTGTGCTTTTGCTTAGATTTCATTTTGAATTTGAGTAAATGTGTCAAATTTACAACCCTGGAAGGCAGGTGCATAGGCATTGTGAGATACTATCCCAACATTGGACGTGTAGGTCACATTGTCTAACAAATGTTCCAGGGCAATTTGACAATCAGGCGTAATTCCGAATGCTTTCCAAAAACTGTGTCTCATCGTATCATCAATTTCCACGGAAGGTGCTACTCCCCCCCTAATAGTGTACTTCATCTTCTGTTCGAGCGCATACAATATGCGTTTAGATTTAAGTTGTAGTGTGGGCATTTTGCTATAAAATGCTTGTAGCACGGGGACTCCGAAACTGGAGTTTCGGCCACACTCACCAACAGAAGACAGCCACTCTAGATACTCGCCATGTTGAAACGAGTGTGTGGAATGAAGATCCTTAGATAAAACAGTTCTCGGGTTTCTGACACATAAAGACGTTTGGTCACCAATCACAACATTAGTTTGGCAGAACTCCACCTGGGACAAATCATAGACGGGTTTTTCCACTTTCATAGAAAATCCCATCTCAAGGAACCATTGAGGAAGGTCGTCCAACGTTGACAGATTATGTTTTTCAACGATCAAAACACAATCGTCCCCATTATTAGCAAGAGAAAACTTGCGAAGATTCTTAGATCTACAATAGCTATAGACCATCGAACTCATAAGTAGACAATTGCCAAGGGAGGTATTAATATCTCCCGACGCTCTAACCCCTTCCGTCTCATACTTGATTTTGCCCTCAGGAAGGTATGCCACACCAATGTTATGCCGTTGCCAAGATAAGAGTGATTGCAACTCCTCAACTCCATAAGACATCGAATCAGTATAAATGCTGTGCTCCCATTCCAACGCAGTGCGCGATACATGTTGGTCAAACCTGGAAGCGTCCAGACCCACAAACACAGGGGAGTTGAACCGTGTGGTTTTCTTCCTCAGATGTTCAGCGGCAGTAACAGCATTTAGTCCTTTAAATATTGTCTTATCACCAATTCCGTCTCTATCAAACATTCGGTCTATTCGTGAATAATACTCATGTTCATTATGTTTTAGAAATCGTGCGAGACACAAATTATACCGTGGATTTCGAGGTTGTATAATTCGTGGTGCTGGATCTTCCTTGTCCGCATCTATTTTCTCACACTTAACAAAAGTCTTTAACCATGCGTCAGAGCGGGTAAGACTTTTAACCAACAATGAGTCATACGCTCTCTGATAAACCTTAAGTTTCGAACCGTGCCACAAATTCAATGTTGAATGTAATGGCAAGGGTTTCATCTTAGGGAAATCAGCGAGATATGATCTCACAGCTCTGAGCCGTGTTTTAAATACCATATCATTAGGCAGGGGCGGAGCTTTCAGAAGCCCATCCTTGTCTTTGACTCGAAACACACGCTCCACTAGCCCTCTCTTAACATTTGTAAGATTGGAATCGTGGATAATGTATCTCTTGTCAGATAGGATAGGCCCAAACACAGTGCTCGTTCTGTGTTTGGACAGATGGCGGGGGTTTCCGGTAACCTTCATCTTCACACCCTCGGGGATTTCTACATCAACAGCAGTAGTCTTCCCGTGAAGACAGGCCCGGCACCCCTATTTATGTCGTTCAGGGGCATTAAGAGAGTCTATTACTCTTAATGCTATCTCGTATGATTCAGGGCGGACAAAGCAAGACAACAGTGCTTCCCCCAACAGCTCCAATCGTATATTGTGTCTGACATGTTGTTCCTCAAATATCCTGAGTAATACAGTTTCATACACAAGTCGATTGGCTACTGTTGGCGACAACACTCCCACCTTAGCCTGGGCCATAAGCCCGAATTTCACGGCAGCTCGTTTACTAGTTACATCCACTTTAATTTCTTCCTCAATCTCTGTTACTCCCAACTCTGTGAAGTACTTGTCCTTCACCGATTTGTAGAACCTCTGGGCCTCGACATCCAACACAACTTTTGTGGATATTATAAGGAATATTACAGGCAGTAGTAACGCTTGAACCCCAACCATACAGCATAACAACATAGTTACCAGGATGATAACATTTCGCTTCCACGCGGAGAAGGATTCCCAAGTCGAAAACCAGTTGGTAAATGCCATCAAAATAATCTGTC